CAGAACTTCCAAAACTATCAACATACAGTGAACCAAATAATCCCATTCAAGTAATAAATGATATTATAGATCCAAGAAACTATCCATACTATGCAGATGTATTATTAAGATCTGGTGTTCGTATTGGTGAGTTTGCTACAAGAATATTACCTGCAACAGGTAAACTTATAAATGACTTGATAACAAAACCTGCATTTAAAATTCAAGAACCATCAGAGGATGTGATTTCAAAATCAGGATATGCTCAAGATTTTGGAAAAATATTGTTATCAGATTTTGAAGGCACAGGAATATTCTCAGAGTTTTTAGAAAACATAACACCAACAAAATTTGAGAAAACAATTGGTCTTGATAAATTAATTGAAAAAGAAGAACAAAGATTAAAAGATACAGGATCAACAATTGGTCCAAAAGTTTTTGCAGACACATTTGGTCTTGGTGCCGAGGTTGCTGCTCCCATCTTTCCTGGTCTTAAATTATTAGATAAATTTATAAAACCTAAAAAAATAGCAACTACTCTCGAGAACAGAAAAGAGATGGATATTTATGGAAAACCATTTGATTTAGAAACTGAAGCTACGAGAAGAGTGGCTCAAAAAATATTAGATAATAAAAATATATCAGTAGGAGAGAAAGATCCATTAGACGTTCTTCATGATACGTTTGGAATTGATTTTGCTCTAGATGTTAAAAATTTTACAGATGAGTATTTAGAATTAATTCTTTCTGGTAAAACCCCTAAACCAATTGACACTCTTTTAAAAAACGAGGGTTATTTTGATTTTAAAATACCTGCAAATCCAGTACAAGGCATGAGAGATGATGATATACGTGATCTTATAAAAAATATTGAACAGGAAAATGTATTAGAAGATTTTGATGTAAGAGATAAAACAAAAAATGCAAAAGGTGGGATTATCAAATAATATGGTTAAAAGACTAACAAGAACGATACCACCTAAAAGCGGACCTAATCCACAGGGGTTGAATGTTCCTCTAAAACAGGTTAAGATAACAAACCCGGAGAATATAAATGGCAGATATAGACAAATCATTACCAAACGTAAAAACGTCAATAGAGGTTGATCCTCAAGAAGAGATAGAAATAGAACAGGAGAAGGTTATTGAAGCCCAAGATCCTGGGGTTGAGGTCACACCTAATGAAGATGGAAGCGTTGAAGTTAATTTCGATCCAAGTAAAGTAAACATCGAGGGTCAGCCAGGACACTTCGATAATCTGGCAGAATTATTACCAGAAGATATTTTAAAACCAATTGGCCTAGAACTAGTTGGTAATTACAAAGAATATAAAACATCAAGAAAAGATTGGGAACAATCTTATATACAAGGTTTAGATCTTTTAGGATTTAAATACGAAAACAGAACAGAACCCTTTCAAGGAGCTAGTGGTGCAACTCACCCAGTTCTTGCGGAGGCTGTCACACAATTTCAAGCTGGGGCTTACAAAGAATTATTACCAGCAGAAGGACCTGTTAGAACTCAAATCGTCGGTAAACCCGATCCACAAAAAGAAGCTCAATCGCAACGTGTAAAAAATTACATGAACTACGAGCTAATGGAAAAAATGGAAGAGTATGAACCAGAGTTTGATCAGATGTTATTTCATCTACCACTTGCAGGTTCAACATTTAAAAAAGTTTATTACGACGATTTATTAGGAAGGGCAGTAAGTAAATTTATACCTGCCGAGGATTTAATTGTTCCGTATACGGCTACCTCATTAGACGATGCGGAATCAATTATCCATACAATAAAAATTTCTGAAAACGATTTAAGAAAACAACAAGTGGGTGGTTTTTATTCTGATATAGAATTAGGACCTCCAGGTGTAGACAACAATGACGAGTTAACAAAAAAAGAACGAGAACTTTCTGGAACTAAAAAAACAGGTAAACAAGATGATATTTATACCCTGTTAGAATGTCATGTTAATTTAGATTTAGAAGGTTTTGAAGACAAAGATAATGAACTAAATCCAACTGGAATTAAATTACCTTACATAGTCACGGTCGAAGAATCAAGCCAACAGGTTTTATCTATTAGACGTAATTATGAACCAACTGATCCAAAGAGAAATAAGATCCATTATTTTGTTCATTTTAAATTCTTACCGGGTCTAGGATTTTATGGCTTTGGATTAATTCATATGATTGGCGGATTGAGCAGAACCGCAACGGCTGCTCTCCGTCAATTGTTAGATGCGGGAACTCTTTCAAATCTTCCAGCAGGATTTAAACAAAGAGGTATCAGAGTTAGAGATGAGGCGTCACCATTACAACCAGGTGAGTTTAGAGATGTGGATGCACCAGGCGGTAATCTTAGAGATGCATTTATGCCTTTACCATACAAAGAACCTTCTCCAACATTATTACAATTAATGGGTGTTGTGGTTGGTGCAGGTCAAAGATTTGCGGCAATAGCCGACATGCAGGTGGGTGATGGTAATCAACAAGCAGCTGTGGGTACAACTGTTGCACTACTAGAGCGTGGTTCAAGAGTTATGTCAGCGATTCACAAAAGATTATACTCTGCTATGAGAACAGAATTTAAATTACTTTCTAAAGTTTTTAAAACTTATCTACCACCAGTTTATCCATACGATGTGATTGGTGCTACCAGAGAAATAAAACAAATGGATTTTGATGATAGAGTAGACATACTTCCTGTTGCAGATCCAAATATATTTTCAATGGCACAGAGAGTGACACTAGCACAAACAGAATTACAGCTTGCAACATCACAACCACAATTACATAATTTGTATTCGGCTTATAGAAAAATGTATGAGGCACTTGGTGTAAAAAATATTGATGCAATATTACCACCACCTGCACCGGTTCAACCGTTAGATCCTGCATTAGAACATATAAATGCTTTAGGTGGTAAACCTTTTCAAGCTTTTCGTGGTCAGGATCACAGAGCACACGTCACAGCTCATTTAAATTTCATGTCTACTAACATGGTTAGAAATAATCCACCAATTATGGCAGCTATGCAAAAAAATATTCTTGAACATATTAGTCTGATGGCGCAAGAACAGGTAGAATTAGAGTTTGCAGACACATTACAACAAGCTCAACAGATGCAAATGATGGCACAACAAGATCAAAGAGTTGCACAACAGCTACAAAAAATCTCACAAGACATAGAAGCTAGAAAATCTGTGTTGATTGCAGAATTAACAGGCGATTTTGCTAAAGAAGAAAAGGAAATTACATCACAATTTGATGCAGACCCTCTTTTAAAACTAAAATCACGTGAGGTTGACCTACGAGCAATGGAAAATCAACGTAAAAAAGACGCTGATCAAGCAAATCAAGACTTAAATAGAGCAAAATTAATGCAAGCAGGTGAAATTGCAGAAAGTAAACTTGAACAAAACGAAGATTTAGCAAAATTACGTGCTGGAGTTAGTCTTGCAAAGACGGGTGTACAACAAGCACAAGTTATGATAGACGATAATTAATTAAAAGGAGTAAAAAATGCAAAAACTTGATAAAATCAAAGATGTTAAAGTTGCAGAGCAGAGTATTGAAGTAGATCCTAGATCTAAAACTACTGCAGATGGAGCTTTTAACTACATCGGTACAGGAAAACCTGAATTACCAGTTGGTGGTCAGAGAAGAATGCTACCAGAAAAGAAAAGAAGTTCTAAAGCTTATTAATTATGTGGTTATCGGCAATAAAATTAGCCGTCTCTGCTGGTAGTAAGATTTACGAGAACAAGCAGAAGACGAAAATGGCTATGTCTGAAGCACAGCTTATGCATGCCTCTCGTATGGCCCGAGGTGAGGAGCAATACCAGGGAAAATTATTAGAAGCTAGACAATCAGACTGGAAGGACGAGGCAGTTTTGATAATTCTCTCGTTGCCCGTACTGGTGCTCGCTTGGGCAGTGATATCGGATGACCCAACAGCAATGGACAAGGTTAAATTGTTCTTCGATATGTTCTCGCAGCTCCCGTCATGGTTCACAAACCTCTGGATACTTGTCGTAGCGAGCATTTATGGTATAAAGGGTACACAAATTTTTAGAAACGGAGGAAAAAAATAATGGCAAATCCAAGATACAACCAACAAGTCACAAATAGACGAGGTGCTATGGGTGGCGGTATGATGAAAAAACCTATGATGCAAAAAGGTGGCAACGTCAAAAAAATAGAAAAAGCTTTTAAACCTAAAAAAAAATTAAAAAAAGTTGATTCTAAAAAAAACCCAGGTCTAGCTAAACTACCAACTGAAGTTAGAAATAAAATGGGATTTATGAAAAAAGGCGGAGCAGTTAAATAATGGCTCGTCCAGGTTTATACGCAAACATTCACGCTAAACGTAAACGTGGTGGTAAGATGCGAAAGAAAGGTGCAAAGGGTGCGCCTACTGCAGCTAACTTTCGAAGAGCAAAACAAACAGCGAGATCATAATGACTAAACTTTGTCCAAGAGGTAAAGCCGCAGCGAAGCGAAAATTCAAAGTGTATCCGTCAGCATATGCTAATGCCTACGCTAGTAAAATTTGTGCAGGTAAAATTAAAGATCCATCTGGTGTAAAGAGAAAAGATTTTAGAGGACCAAAACCTAGTAAAGCTATGGGTGGTAGAATTTATAGAGCAGGTGGTGGAGTTGCAGAAGCAGCTGCAAAATTAAGAAGACAAGGATTAAAAGGTGGTGGACTTTGTGTAAAAGGCATGAACACAGATGCCATTGGAAAAAATTCTTAATGTCATGGCTGGTTTAAAAGAATGGTTTAAGCAAGATTGGGTAGATATTGGTGCCAAGAAAAAAGGCGGAGGTTTTAAAAAATGTGGAAGAAAATCTGCAAGTGGATCAAAAAGAAAATATCCAAAGTGCGTTCCTGCTGCCAAAGCAGCAAGCATGACAGACTCCCAGAGGCGGAGTGCCGTTGCAAGGAAAAGAAGTAAAGCTCAAGGTGTTGGTGGTAAACCAACAAATGTTCCAACATTTGCAAAAAGAAAAAAAGCTATGGGTGGTGGTTTTATGATGAAACGACAAAGAATGGGAATAATGTAATGAGAAAAGATTATTCAAAAGGCACTATGCCTGCAAGAAATAAAAAAAACTTTAGACCTACAAAGTCTGGAGCAGGAATGACACGAGCCGGGGTCAAAGCCTACAGAAGATTAAATCCCGGTTCTAAATTAAAAACAGCCGTGACTGGAAAAGTAAAACCAGGATCAAAAGCTGCTAAACGT